CGCGTGAGAGGCTGGCCAGGATGGCCTGCTGCAGCTCGGACTGCCGCTGGTCTTGCGCGCTGCGCTGGGCCTGCTGGTCTTGCAGCTCTTTGGTTTTGGCGGCGTCTGCGGCTTGTTGCTCTTGCGGCGTGATGGATGCCGACATCGCTCCGGGGGTGCTCTCGTAGGCCGTGAGTGCGAAACCATAGCTGTCGGCCATGTCGTAGGCCTGCTTGATTTTGGCCAGGGTGTCGTCAAAATCAAACCCCATCTGCGCGGCCAGGTCTTGCGGGGCCATGAGGCCTGCGCGCACACCGAGAATTTTGGCCTCCAGGTCGCTTTTGGGGTCGACCCAATCCCAGCGCCGGGGCTGCCATTCGTGTTTGGCAAATTTGGCGTACTTGGCAGCGGGCAGCGGGCTGCCGTTGGGCATGGTGATGGCGCCACGCAGGAGCGAAACTTGCAGCCAGGCGGCATACATGGGGTCGAGAAAAGCGCCAATAAACCATTGCTGGTCACTGGACCAGCGGTCGCGCTCTTCGAGGGTGCCGCTGCGGATGCTGGAAAAATTGACGCCTTCGAGGTCATTGGCCAGGGAGTGATACGCCACACGCCATCCGCTGGCGATGCGCTGCAAGGTGACCTTGACAAAGGGGCCGAATGTCTCGCTCGGGTATTTGCTCTCAAATGGCTTGAATTCCACGCCGGTGGGCAAGGTGTCGAATGTGCCGGGCTGGGTGGTGGTGATCATGGCGCCGCTGTCGTCCTCAGCGCCGCCGATGGGTGGGGCGCCGTCGGGCGTCATGAAAAATCCGTAGTGATTGGCGCCATGCTCTGCAGCCAGCAGTGCGGACAGTTTGAACCCGCCCAGGTGGTGCAGACTCAACATGCCGGGGGCCATCCAGGGGATGCCGCGGGCCTGGCCTGGGGTGTCTACCTTGAACCTGTGGATAACCTCGTCCATAGGCACGCGGATGCGCTGGCGGTTGGTGTTGGGGCCGTCGTTGGGGTGGCCCTCAAACAGCCACAATGCGGTGGCGCGGCCAAATGAATTGCGCTCCACGCCCATGACGACTTGGTTGCCATCGACCGTGGTGGAGTGGTAGGTGGTGTCGATGCGGTCCACGTCAATGGGCTGGAGCGCAAACCCAAAGC